AGTAGCGCCCCCTTCTGGTTGCCCGAGGTTAAACGTGTCCGCTGCCCAGACCACACCGGCAGGCTGCGTAACCGCAGGGCCGCCCACGTTAACTCTAATCTGTGCATTCGCCTTAGCAAGGAACAGAAACGCGGCCAGCGCAAGGACAAACACCCCGGCCTTGATTAAGGAGAACGGGTCTTTCATCAGGGCGCGCCTTCGACCGGCAGAGCCAGCCACGCAGCTTCGTACTCGTCAACGTAGTCCTGAATAAAGTCGGTCAGTTCCGTACCGACGAGCGAAGAGACTATCGTCTGGTCAAACGTGTGGTCGTCAAAAGCCGCACGAATCGTGTAGTACGGGGCGTTATCGACAAGGATAGTGTAGGTAGCCATGATTACACCGTGCGGCTGAGTTTGACTTTGACCTGACCCGCCGCGACCGCCGTCGTGTCGGTATCGCCGACCGCGCCCGTAATCGCAATGCCAAGCCCCAGAGGGAAGCGGAAAGCGTTGAATCCGGTCGGGACGGAAGCAGTGCCGGGAACTCCCGATACCGCAGCCGCAACGGTGATAATCATCTCCGGAACGTCCGTGCCTACTGTAGGCGCAGTGGCCTTGTTGTACAGTTTGACAAACGCAACCGTGGCTCCCGTGTTGGTTGCAAAGAACGCCTGTAGGCCGCTAGTACCCGTCAGAATAAGTGCGCCGTTGGTCGTTGCCAGCGAGTTCACAAAGTACGGGGTAGCCGGAGCAAGGGGTGTGCCTGCCGTGGTCACCGCTGTCACCGTTGAAACGGTAGTGACGGTGCCCGCTAGAATGGTCGCAACAACCGGGAACGCTTTGGACTGGTCCGTCGTACCCGGGTTTCGGGGGGAAACGTCAAAGCGGGTGGCGTCCAGCATGTTGACAAGGTGGATGCGCCAGTCGGTCGAGGAAGCCGGGGCAGTGGCTCCGTTCTCCACCATGAAATACAGTTTGTACTTCTTGTTGGGGTCCGGCATCACACGATCAGAAACAAACTGTCCACCCGTGTTGGTCATGAGGTTCTGGCCCCAAGCGCGGGTATTGACACGATCCCGCTCAAAGACAAGGCCGTATGTAGTGGCGGAGAGGAAGTGGGGGCCTGTGCCCGTGGCAACGGTCGTAAATCCCGTGCCGTAGGCAGCGGCAATGTTATCCAGCGTCGAACCTGCCGCACGAAGACGCAAGGCTCCGGTGGTAGCAACGGTGCCTGACAGTTCCAGCATCACCGCGTTACGGGCGTTAAGCACTTCAGCAGCCGTCGTGAAGTCGGTGCTGGTGACAAGGCCACCCGCGTCGTTAACCTCAAGGAACCCGATACGGAACGTGTTGTTGGCAATGCGCTGGCTCGCGCTAATCTGCACGCGAAGGTCAAGCGGTGCCGAGAACGTCTGCTGGCTGCGGTAAACCATCCGCTCGCCCGCCGAGGTACCGGAGGACATTGTGATGTATGGGGCTGCGCCAACCGCCACGCCTCCGGCTACAGTCGGAGCGGTCATCCCCGTTCCGCTCTGGACCAAGTCCCACACCGTCGCGGTGTTGAAGCTGGGGAAGTTGTCGAAGAACTTCTCGCGGGAAGTGCCTACCAGCAGTTTCTCATACGTCGCGTCGTATCCAGAAATAACAAGCGGAGACGAGTCGCTTGCCAAAACTACCGGGAGGCTGTTCGCCGCCGTGGTCTGGCCGGTATTGGTTACCAGTGCCGCCGTCTGGGGCGTGCTGGTCGCGTCGAGAACTTGAATCGTAGCCACTTAAAGACCTCCAATACTGACCAGCAAAAGCTGTGAGTTCGCGCTTTTGCTGAAATCGAGAGTAGGCGCAGTCACGGGGGTAGCGGTACCCCCAAGACGAAGCCTGCGCATGATGATACTTAGCGCGAGCGCCATGATCAGCCTCGCAGCAGAACAGTGATATCGACAGCGTTGGCCGATCCGCTGGTCAGCGCTGGCCTGATGTAGAGCGCCGCCGTAGTGAACTCAAAATAGGCAGCTGCCGTGGCAGTGATGGCGTTCCCGGCAACGTCCTTCAGGCCGAAGTACGTCGTACCGTCGTTAGAACCCTGCAGGGTGACGGTAGTGCCACCGAAAGTACCGCCGATCTGGATGGACCCGGCAATCGCCGCCTGCGCCGTGATGCCGTAGGGCTCGGCGGTGTCGCCGGTAACGATGTCGGCCCATGTGAGACGCGGGACACTCATGCCACGGATGTTGACGATGGTGGTCGCGGGGGTAACGGTAGCCATTGCTGTTAAATCCTGTGCTATTTGCTTGAGCGCGCTCGCGGTCCACGGGCTCCCCTCGGGGCGCTTGGGGAGTAGTTGTCGAACGTGGGCATCGTGGGCCTGCTCGTGGGCCTGCTCATGGTGGGGCTGGGGCTGCGGCTGGGCTCGCTACTGGGCATCGCTACTGAGGCTCTCGGGGCTCTGGGCTGGGGCTGGGGCTGGTTGAGATACTTGACGGCGAGCTTGTCGTTCTCTGCCGCCATCCGAGCAGAAGAGGCGCGTGCAGGAGCAGGAGGGGCGCGGGGCTTCTCGGCACTCTGGTTGAGAAACTTGAGAGCTAGACGGTCGTTCTCAGCAGAGTCTTTCGCATCACTGCGATTCATCGAGACAACGCCACCTGTGCGGTAACTGCCAGCGTAGGGCATTTTCCCGTCACTCCCGGACATCTTCGGGTTGGTGGATTTAACGTCGTAAGCCTTACCGCATTTCATAATCGACTCCCGCATCCTGCACGCAGGGATACGCTATACCATCTGCGATGGAAATGCAAAAGCCCCTGCTGGGGGTGAATCCAGCAGGGGTAGGCAGATGGGGGAAAAGGCACTAACCCCCAAGAGGCGACGGGGGAGAGCATATCAAGTCCACCCGGAGGCAGCAACCTGCTTGATCTCTTTCCGTCTGGCCACATACGCCCCCTCCCCTGCACTGTGCAGGTGGAGCATCAGGTACTGCAGGGCCTCGGCAACGTGTGAGTGCTTGTTCTTCTCAATGCCGCCGTTCTTGGGATGGTAGCGATACCCGCCCATCATGGCCGCTTTGAGCCGCGTACAGCGGGGGTCCACGATCAACCCCGGGTCGCCATCCACCTGCCGCATGAGAAACTCATCCACGGCGTTCACCCGCGCCGAGATGGTATTGGTCTTGGCAGGCATCACCCGCATCCCCTCGGCCTTGATGATGTCCACCGCACTGCGCTCGTCGGTCTGCGCCCGCTGCACACCTGCAGGGTCTGTGATAACAAGTATGGGTGCGTTGGGAAACCGCTCGTAGATGAGCGGCTTGAGCACCGTGCGGACAAACCGCTGGATGCCCATGTCAAAACTGACAGCTTCGTCAAGTATTAGTGACCGACCACGCGGATCCTGCTGCCCAATGACTGCCGCAGGCGTAAGCCCGAGATCCATCCCGATAACGATGGGCCGTACGCCGTTGAGTATGGGCCGTATGGGCTGCTTGGCCATGTGGTAATCGGGCCTGAAGTACTTGTACACCGGCATACCTGCCGTTGAAAGTCCGTACTCGCCGTCGATGTACACACGGATGTACTCGTCGCTACGGCCCTGTACCGAGTAATAGTCGGGCGGCAGGTTCTCGATATTTTCGGCAAATGCGCTGCGTCCGGAGGGCTGTCTGAATACCGCCCATCCATTGTTGTTGGGCGAGACACCATCCTTGATGTCCAGCCCTTCCATCTGGTAGTACCACCATGTATCCATCGTCGGTGGGTTGGTATCACCCCACATGCCGTGCCATGTGGGACCGCCGTCTTTCTTCGACGGGTATCGGCCTACGCGCTTGGACATCGCATCTATGATGTCGGGGTGGATGTCGCGGCACTCGTTGAACCACGCGCCAGTCAACTCCAGCGAGTTGAGGTTGGCTACGTCATCAGAGTCATCCAGTGCGCGGAACATGATCTCGGACTCTACATCCCCGAGCTTGAAGAAGTAGGTCTTGGTAGTGCGCATGTAGTCCCCACACTGCCCCGGCGGGAACCAGTCGAGGAACGTCTTGATGGTGGTGTCCTGCAACTGACGCACGGTTTCACGGACCACAGCGAAGCGGGTCTTGCGTATACCCTGCGCGTTGGGTGCCTGCATGGAGGCACGACGGATCACCTCAAACGAACACGCCACGCTCTTGCCGCTGCCAACTGGACCCATGATGACGCGCATCTTGGCATCCGAGCGCATGAACTCCTTGAGAGTCGGGCTGGGGGTGTAGTTGATTACAAGCGACATGTCAGGACAAGTCGCCGTGTGACGGCGTCAGTAGAAGTACCACGAACTCACGCGGCGCACGCTTGCGCTTGACGATCTTGGTCTTGTAGGACATCTGGTTCAGCCTGAGTGCAGTCTCGACGTTATGCGCTTCGGAAGCGCTCTTGAACCGCGCAGCAGGAAAACCATCGCGGATTTCCGTAAAGAGACTAAGCAGGCTCGAAGGCAGGGGCATCCAAGTAATCCGGTTCAGGGGTGGCGTCGATCACACGGGCGTCGGCGGGCGAGTTACCAAGGTTGATGGTGATCTTGACACCACCGCCGCCATCAGTCTGCACATTTTCCTTGGGCTCCAGTCCAGCCCACTTCACTGTGGACTTGATCAGGTCAGCCTTGACCGCTGGTGAGACCGCAGGGTCATGGATCAGCAAGTAGGACGTAGTGAGTAGCTCCTCGGCCTGAGCGCGTGCCTTGAGGCGGAACGTGAGTCCCTTGTCGCGCACCTCGGTGCGGTAGTGCTCCACACGCCTGAGGAAGACGGGATCTGCGTTGAAGCCGAGAAGCTCTGAGGTGGAGATCCTGTGCCGGGCGATGACTTCGTTAAGCGGCTCTCCACTGCCTTCAAGGGTGAGGGCAACGTCGAACGCCAGTCTGTCCGACCACTTGGTATGCCACAACGAGGATGAGTCCATGCTGCGAAGGTAGCAGATCAGAAGTTAGCGGGGCAACAGCAAATATTTGGCCGCTTCGACTAGTCTCCGGGGATCATCGCCGAACTGCCCCAGTGAAACATTACATGGGCTACACAACAGCCCACGTACTTTTCCGGTGGTATGGCAGTGATCTACTGCCAGTCGTCTAGCAGATGGGGGCCGCTTGCATATTGCGCAGGTTCCGCCTTGCCGTGCCAGCAATGCGGCATAGTGGTCGGTGGTAATCCCGTACCGCTTTACCTTCGCCCGGTGGGCGTAATCGGGCCGCTCTGCGTGCCGTTCCGCAGTGCATGGCTTGCAATACGCCGAGTACCGTTGCAGCCCAGTCTTGGAGACTCCACGGGAGTAGAACTCAGAGATCGGTCTGAACCGGTCACACCTAGCGCAATGCGACTCGGCACCGTGCGCGTACAAGTTGGACCATCGCAGATCCCGGTGATCCCCATTACGGACTCGGATATACCCGGGCGTTGCAGGGGGCCACTCACCATTAACCAGCGCCCACACGACCCGTCTGGCTGAATACCGCCTCCCTCCAAGCTCGACCGACGCACCGGAAATCCCGTTGGCTCGGATGTTAACCGGCTTCCAATGCGGGGCTCTGGTAATGATCCCGGTCTCCGGGTTGTAGCGGAGCGCCGAACGTAACTGCTCAATCAAAAGCTGGTCCACACTTAGTCCCCGTAAACGTAAGTTTTAAGTAGCTTATCAATAGGGGGAGTTAGTTTCAAGCCCTGTGGTGAAACAGCTTTACTTACATAGGCGGGGGGCGTGCGGCTGCCGATCCATGTGCCCCCCCCCGCACGCGCACCCGCGCACCCGCGCATGATGCGCGCACATGATGCGCGCTTCCTTCTCACCGCCGCAAACTTGACACCCGTGTCAACTCGTGGGAAGGTTGAATCGTCGGCAAGGGAAACCCCTGCGATGCGGGAAGCCCAGCGCTTTCTGGGTTGTTTAACAAGAGGAACTGCCTATGTACAAGTCAAGCGAGAAGCTGACTTGGATCCCGGCTGATCTTGCCGGGTTGTCGAAGGAACTGAAGGCTCTGCATGAGCGCCATTTGGCGCAGTGTGCAGAGGCGCTCGAAACGCAGAAGCGGTTCGAGGAAGCCTTCAGGGCGTCGAAGGCGTCGAAGATTCCGGAGGGCAAGAAGTTGGTATTCAGCTACAAGCTGAAGGTCAAATTCGACCGCATCCAGCAGCATCTGGTCTCGGTCGCTCTGGCGACCGGCGACGGATCGAAGGAATCGAAGGCGGCCACGGTGCCCAAAGTGACCTTCTAACCAACCGGGCGGGGACTGCAAACCCGCCCTCTTTTTGAGGGACTGATATGGATACGGATGACGCTAAAGAGGCGCTAGGGCGAGCGCTGGCCGCGTACTTTAAAGAGGCGCGGGCCTGGGAACGGGCCTACAGGGCCGTGGAAACGGCAAGAGCGTGGCTAGAGGAGAACCCCGACGACAGGGAACTCTGGGCAACCTACAACGTGGCAAGGGACAGCTGGCTCAAGGCCCGCGCTGCCGCCGACGCGGCAGCTGACAGATACCGCGCTGCCGAGGCCGCCCTCGACGCGGTGAAAAAGTAACCAACTGGGTGGGGACTGCAAACCCGCCCTCTTTTCAAGAGGTGACGATATGTTGACGATGACGGAGATCCTCCAAGTCGGAGAGGATATCGAGCGCTACGGACTCTGGGCCACCTACGCAGTTATGCGTGGGGATTGGCAAGATCCACGGTACGGGAAGGGCAGGGCGCAAGCGCTCTGGCTCCTCTGGGTCGCGACGCGAACGAACGTTTACCGACTCAAGTTCCGAATGTAACCACTGGCCCGAGGCTAACCCCCTCGGGCCTTTTCTTTTGCGTGCGCGGTAGCGCTGTGCCGTTCCTATAGTAACCATACGTCGGGGGTTCAAGGCTCAGGCAACTAGACGCGTAATGTGTATGGTATAGGGCTATAACCTGACACAATCTAAACAATCTATACTTGACACTTTTAACTAAGCACGGTTTTTTTCGGGCTATAGTTTACACCTTACAAAAGGCATGTAAGGTGTAAGGTGTCAAGTTTAGGTAAAAGTCCAAGCAAATCAAGGGGTTACCACAATCCAGTCACCGTGAGTCCCTATATATAAGTGATCTAAATAATCTATATAATATAGGGTTTTCAAAGTAATGTCTTACTACAGTTTTGAAAATCATCCATAAACATACTGCGCTATGATTCCTAACTCTCTCTCCCCCAACTCCGTAGCGCCACATTACTTCAAAAAACGTAGATTATTTAGATTATTTAGATCACGCCTTATGAATCAAGCACTTACAACGTCAAGTTATCTAACCTTACTAGATTATTGTCCCTCTCCCGTAGATTATTTGCCTTTTGGCCGGGCCGAACTTGACACCGGCGGCGAGCCGTGGCAGGGTGGCTGGGCTCGGGGCAACCCCCCGACAAGTGAAGTGTACAGTTAAACAATACATGGAGATATGACATGCGTAGCTTTACCGGTTCATTTGCGATCCGTCACAAGGTCACCAAGGATGCCGATCACGGTATCATGATTACCATTGCCCCGAACTTTGTCGAAGCAGCCAAGAATGCTGGCAAGTCCTGTGACGAGAATGCCAACCTCAGCGAGGTGTTGCAGCGGCTCATTGCTGCTGCTGCCTCCCAGAAGACGGGCATCAACAAGTGGTCGCTTTACATCCCCGGTGTGAACGAGACCATCCCCAAGGGCAACCACATCCTGCCTCTGTCCAAGGTGATGGCGTTCCTCAAGTCCAACGAGGCCGACAAGTGCACCTTGACCCTCGGTATGGGCAAGTTTGAACCCCAGCTGCTTCTGGTCGGTACTGTGACTGGTACCAAGAGCGGCCCGACGCTGTTCTAAAGCAGGGCGAAACCACAGGGGCTAATCACCCCTGTGGTCGCAGTGTGATGCACTGCCTGATGAGCCCAACAACCTACAACTTGCTGAGGATTATACCTATGACGCATCCCGACCCCAACAACCGCACTGCCTACCTGCGCCACTTGGCTCAGGTTTATGGCATCCACTACTCGTATGTGGTGGCTATGGCCGAGGGTCTCGGCCCTCGTGCTCTCAGCACGACGTTCCTCAAGGAGTTGCAGGACTTCAACTGCTTCCTGACGGACAGCACCGACACCGACGACAACAAGGAGGACTAGCAATGTGCAAGTTTGAATCCATCCACACCTTTGAGGTGCACCGGACGAACTATGAGGGAGACAAGGTGACCGACAACTACCAGATCGGCTACCCCATGATCGTGGCGTTGTACGCCATGTCGTATCTCAAGGACGAGGAGGGATATCACACCCACAAGGTGACGGCCATCAAGTACCTGCGTCACGAGATGTGCATCAACCTGCGGGAGGCCAAGTACATCGTTGAACTGATCTGGGAGAAGTTCGCCGTGGACTCCACTGGGTACGTGGCATACCGGGAGGAGCCGTTCTACGTCACCTACAAGGGTGTAGAGGGTGGCACGAAAGACCTTGGCCCCTTCGTCAACGAGTAGCAAGTTAGGCCAGCAGCATCGTGCTGCTGGCCTTTTTCCTTTTCAAGGGGTACTTCATATGAACGACCGACGAGACATACAGTTGCTCATGTCCTCTGAGGACATGCTCCAGATCGCAGAATCCGTAGGTTCTTGGGACAAGATGTGGACAGCCATTGGCTACATGGCCACATGGAATACCACATACCCCACCGTCAAGATCATGCGGGACGGTGGCTCCGACATGGTCGCCATCTACTACCGCCACAACGGTGACCGGGGGTATGTGATTGGTGCCGTGTGGCACGAGGATCACTACGGGTTCCACTCATGAGGGTTAATCAACGCCGCTACTCATGGCTCTGTGTGGGTACCAACTCCGACGCTGGGGAAGTTGTGCCAACATGGTTCTACACTTTTCGCACCAGTGAACAGGCAGCCCACTTCATCAAGGCGACGGGGGAGGTGGCACCAGAGATCACTTGGTTGGTGTACCAGTGCGAGCTTGCAGACTGGGAAGACCAGCTGGTCTGGTTCCGCTTGGCATACCTGAACAACCAATCATGACACCCATCTGCCAGCGTTGTGGCAGTGCCTATGACCACCGCCGTGAGGCAGCAGGATACATCCTGTGCCTGCCCTGTGGCGACTGGTATGCCAAGCAGGTCAAGTTCGCAGTGGTTCCCTTGCACAAGGGAGCCTACACAGTGGCTCCGGATGCTCAGTTCATCCGCGAACTCAACCCCAAGTTTACCCACCGATGAATCCTCAGGAGGAAATGATGAATAAGAGTCTGTTCGTACTGCGCCACGGCAAGGGTGGTGCATTTGTGAAGGGGCCAGATGGCAAGTTGCTGTACTTCAGCGACAAGCCTTCGGCCAAGAAGGTTCGCGATGAAATGGGTGGGGACACAGTCGTGTCCTATGGCCCGATGCACAAGAAGTTCAGTGACACAAGCCATGTGCAGATCCTCTACACACTGGCTGGTCGCAACAACGGAGGTAATTGATATGCGTCCTACACTGCTCAAAGAAACTCTCAAGGCTCTCTACCTCGTCCAGCGTACGGTGGCCATCGAAGGCCCTCCGGGTGGTGGCAAGACGACGGTAGTGAGGGAAGTTGCGGCAAGTCTGCATGTGCCGTACATCGAGAAACATCTTCCCACGATGTTGGTCGAGGACTGCGGCGTGCCAAACATGATGACCAATGGCGACTCGTTCGGCTACAAGCTGCCCGACTGGTTCCCGTACAAGGGCAAGCCGGGTACTGATGGCGGCGGCATCCTGTGCTTCGATGACCGCAATCAGGCCAGCGATGATCTGCAGAAGATCCTTGCCAACATCTGCCAAGCCCGCAATCTGCACAACGTCCCGATGGCTGACGGCTGGATGGTAGTCAGCACTGGTAATCGCCAGAAGGATCGTGCTGGTGCCAACCGGGTGCTGTCCCATCTGCGAGGCCGAGAGACGGTCTACAGTTACGAGACGCATCTCGATGACTGGACTACATGGGCCATCGACAACGATGTCAAGCCCGAGGTGATCTCGTTCATCCGCTTCAAGCCCAACCTGCTGCATGACTTCGACCCGCAGCGTGACCAGAACCCCACTCCACGGTCATGGGTGGAAGGTGTCAGCAACGTGTTGGGTGTTGTGCCTGCCGAGAGTGAGTACGAGTCGTTCACTGGTGCTATCGGTGAGGGTGCTGCGGCTGAGTTCGTAGGCTTCATGCGGATCTACCGCAAGCTGCCTAACCCCGATGTCGTGCTGATGAACCCCAAGCATGGCGATATCCCCACTGACCCGGCGACGCTGTATGCACTGAGTGGCGCACTGGCTCACCGTGTGACCGAGGCCAGCATGGATCGCTTTGTGACCTACCTTGAGCGTATCCGTACCGAGTCCAACAGGGCTGAGTTCACTGCTCTTGCCATGAGCATGGCACTTCGGCGGGACTCTGACCTTGCCCAGACCGGTGCGTTCACCAAGTGGGCTGTCAACAACCAGAACATCCTGTTTTGAACCAACGAGAGGAGACCTGATATGAATCTCAATGATCGAGCGATGATGGTGCAGCTGAACATCAGCCAGTGGACTGCACGGCGCTATGACCGCAAGGCCAGTGCCGAGATTACCGATGCCAACAATGCGACCCGTGATGCAGCACGGGTCAACAAGCTGCTGCTTCCCGGAGCAGACAGCCTCAAGGTCGTGCATCAGTACTCCACGTGTGTTCGCCAGTTGGTCTACGACAACACGGCATCCTGTGGGATCGACGGGATGCAGATACTGGCTAACGCCAACTACCTGTCATTCTCGGCCCAGTACCGCAAGGACAAGGCCGTGTGGGAACAGGCCGTGAACGAGTTCTGCGCTGAGTATCCGGCCCTTCGTGCTGCGGCACCGCGCAAGTTGCAGGGGCTGTACAACTCCAATGACTACCCCGAGGAGCATGAGATCCGCAACCTGTTCCGCATGGAGTTGGTCTTCTTCCCCATCCCCGAGGGCAAGAACATCAGGATCCCCGTCAGCAACGATGAACTGACCAAGATCCAGCAGCAAGTTGAGGATCGTGTGGACACGGCGGCCAAGGCTGCGATGCGTGACGTATGGCAGCGACTGTTTGACAAGGTGCAGCACATTGCTGCCAAGTGCTCTGACCCGAGTGCCATCTTCCGGGACACCATGATCGAGAATGCCCGTGAGATTTGCGAGGTGTTACCAAGGCTCAACTTCATGGATGACCCGCAGTTGGAAGCGCTGCGGCTTGAGGTGGAGTCGCAGTTGCTGGTGCATCCTGACCGGCTCAGGACTGACCCTGTGCTGCGCAGTGACACGGCAGCCAAGGCACGAGAGATCATGGACAAGATGAACTCCATCATGGGAGGTGGGGCGTGAGCCCCCCTCTCTTGTCCGGTGATCCGACGCAGTACCACAAGTTCATCAGGTCGATGAGCGAGGATGCGTTCTTCAACTACATGCACATGTTGACGCTTGGTATGTATTACCAAGGCAGGAACAGGGGATTCGTTTATGGATCTCTGTCCACTCTGACCGGCTCCCTTATCTTCTTCTACTTCTGGAGGTGACTATGACCAGCCCAGCACGCAAGCCCAAGGTGACCAAGCCTGTCGATGAGAAGGCCCTGATGACCCGCATCAGCAAAGCCAAGACGGGACTGGTTCTCAGCTATCCGTTCTTCGGCAGCATTGCCCTGAACATGGAGCACGGCCTGTCCCGTGCGTTCCCCACTGCTGCGACCAATGGCAAGTGGTGCATGTACAACCCGGAGTTCATCAACGAGTTGACCGACGAGGAGTTGCTGTTCCTTGTGACCCATGAGGTATGCCACCCCATGCTGGAGCATCCGTTCCGGCGCAATGGGCGTGACCCCAAGAAGTGGAACAAGGCAGGCGACTACGTCATCAATCAGCTGCTCAAGGACGAGGGCATTGGCAAGATGCCTGACGGTGGCCTGCAGGACAAGGCCGTCTACGATTCAGGTGGCGGCACGACAGACGGTATCTACAACGTCTTGCAGGATGAGCCGAATGACGACGGCGATGAGCCGGGTGATGATGACGGCAACGGCAAGGGCAAGGGCAAGGGCAAGGGCAACGGTACGGCACTGGATGAGTGTCTGGATGCCGAGGGTAGCCCTGCCGAGGTGGCACAACAGGATGCCGAGTGGCGCATCCGTGTGGCTCAGGCAGCACAGGCTGCCAAGATGCAGGGCAAGTTGTCCGAGAGGCTCAAGACCTTTATTGATCAGGTGCTCAGTCCCAAGGTGGACTGGCGCAACGTGCTGCAACGCTTCATGCAGCGGGTCAAGACCAATGAGCGAACGTTCGCAAGGCCCAACCGTCGCTTCATCCAGCAGGGACTATACCTGCCATCCATTACCGGCGAGATGCTGGGAGAGCTTGTCGTGTTCATCGACTGTTCAGGTTCGGTAGGTGACGAGGACGTAGCCCAGTTCTCTGCCGAGCTTCACGTAATCAAGGACGACATGAAGCCCAAGATTCTGCACGTTATCTACTTCACCAGTGAAGTGACGCACCATGACAAGTTCGGCCCCAATGACGACCTGACTGTGGCCCGCATGGGCAATGGCGGCACGGCGTTCAGCCCGTTGTTCAGGTATATCGACAAGGAGGACATCAGGCCCGTGGCCTGTGTTGTGTTGACTGACCTCGTCTGCGATGACTTCGGCCCTGCACCGGACTACCCGGTGCTGTGGGTATCTACCCACGCAGACAAGGCTCCGTTCGGCGAAATCGTGATGATCAAGTGAGGTGACCTATGACAGTTGTACGTATCAGTGATGACCTTATTTCAAACGTAAAGGCTAGCGCCCGCAATTCCCTTGCAGGCGTGAGGAACACTGCGCTGCAGCAGCTTCCTACGTCTGTCATGGACGGTGTTTATGACAGGTCAATAGGTTTGCATGAAGCTGACATGAAGCGTCTTCCTAGCTGGATGTTCCAAACTTGGAACGGCATGGACTTGGAAATCTTAGTTACCCCTCATGCAATCTCCGGCACAGGGCTTCCGTACCTCGCCGTAAAAAACTCCCAGACGGTTATGTTCTCCACTCCCCGGATCATGCCGTCTCCTGAAGCATTATCAGGATCCAAGGGCAAGCTGTTGCGCAATGGCAACTATGGATCCGGGGTGAAGTACGTCCTGACAGCGGGCGATCCGTTTGACGAGGAGTTGCTTGCCTTGGCGAAGAACCGCAATGAGGGTATAGAGCGGGCAGACAAGATGATGAATGATCTGGCGGAGGGCCTTGGGTCTGTACTCAAGCAGTTCACTACTCTGGCTCCGGCACTGAAGGCTTGCCCTGCATTGTGGGATTTCCTGCCCGAGGAGATCAAGGCGAGGCACAAGACCATCAAGGAGAGACCCGCTGGCAACAAACCTGACCTGTCTGAAGTAGACACCAACCGCATCGTATCGCTCGCTGCGATTGCCAAGATGGTGAAATGATGCCAGCTGCAAAGGTAGTATTGACCAGCTACAAGGCGGCCCGGGAGTTCATCTCCCGTGGCCGTCTGCCCTACTCTAGTAGCGACCCAAGGATTTGTAGGCCGGTTCGTTCATGGGGACTTCTCAGAGAATCAGATAACGACACTCTGACACTTAGCATCAGAGCGCATGATGATATCTTGCGGTTCCGTCCTGATAACACCATCGAGTTCATCATGCCAGAGCGCACTCTCTCATACTGTGCCATGACGATTGGCGACCCGTTCTACAAAGTATGTCGCGTTACATTTACCAACCGTGGTACTCACAAATATTCGGTAACTAGCAAGACTAAAGAGGTGCAGTACTATGAAGGTCTGGTCATGGACTGCGAGACTCGCGAGTTCACCAACGCAATAGTCGAGGTGGTCAACGAAGAGAAGCGTAAGGCGTATCTCAAGGCGATAAAAGACTATCGTTACATGCTGGCAGTGCGGGCAAAAATGGGTGTATACAACAGCACATGGCGAGACCCCGCCATATACAGTGTAGATTTGCCATACATGGTCAAGACAGTATTGACTAAAGACCTTACCAAGATGCAATATCCGCCAGTACTGATCTCGTTCTTCCTGCATCACGGCGGGAGACATAAATCAAAAGATGTTGTCACAGGCTTTGACAAGATAATCAAAGCAGAAGACCGTACACTTAGGAGGGCATATGGAGTCTACGAACACAGAGCAGCAGATTCTTCGGGCACTGGAGTTGCTGCACCGTGATGCTGTAGTTGCCGTGGGGGAGGAGTATCTCCCCCTTGGGCGTATCGCCCATGAAGCAGCAGCACATATCAGGTTCCTGCGGGAACGCATCAACGAGTTAGAGTCGTGGCGGTATGGCAGTTAAGCCTGTACGCAAGCGACGATGCCACACTTGCAAGCAGGTGTTTGTTAACCCTGCTTCATGGATGAAACACTTTGGGGGTGGTGGTTCGTGCCACCCCGTCTCCAGCTTTGGCTTCTATGGTCTCGTCGTAAACAAAGCTGGTATTTGGAAAGTCATTACTAACAAGAGGAAAGATGTATGACCAAGAGAGAACAGATCGAAAGAATGATCCGGGGGGGCCGCGATACTCAGATGATCATGAAGGCGGCCAAGGTATCTGCAGCGTATGTCTATGTCATCCGCAGCAACATGAAGAAGGCCATCTCGGTCAAGCTGCCCAAGGCATCGAGCATGACGTTGGAGAAAGTCGTTGAACGGCTGAACCCGGACACGGTCAACCATCCGCCGCACTACACGGCTGGGAAGATCGAAGTCATCGACTTCATCGAAGACCAGAAGCTCTCGTACCATCTCGGCAACGTGGTGAAGTATGTCTGTCGTGCAGACCACAAGGGTTCGCGGCTTGAGGATCTCAAGAAGGCAGCGTGGTACCTGAACCGCGAGATTGCCAAGGGTTAACTCCCATGAATGACCTAACGTCTCTGTCGCACAGAGAGATCCACGCTCGGATGCGGGACTTGGTGCGGATGATTGACGAGTTAGAGAAAGAGAACGACAGGCTTGAGCAGCAGGTAGAGATTTTGCAGGCCAACATCCGGCACGGCATACCGGTTATGAAAGGATTGATTGTCGATGCACTGATGGCCCGCAAGCACAGTGTGGAATCCATCTCGGAGTTCACGGGCATCCGCAAGCATACCGTGCGGCGCAGGTTGTTTGAACTCTGGAAGTTGGGCGTGATACGTAGGCGTGGCCCGTACCATATTGGTAGAGCTAACGCGATGTACTTTTACGGGAGGAAATTGCGATGAACACACTCGACGAGATGTGGACGGTGCTGGAGGCGCATGAGCCTGCGCCTAAGTACGCCGAGGCGTGGGCGACCATGCTCCGCGAGCGGACAGCGTGGGCAGCGCGGGAAGCGGAGGATGCAGCAGACGCGGCGTGGGCAGCGGCAGAGGTAGCGCGGGCAGCGGCGGAGGCAGCGGAGGCGTGGGCAGCGGAGGAAGCGAGGCGGGAAGCGAGGCGGGAAGCAGCGCGGGCAGTGGCAGCGCGGGAAGTGGCAGCGCAGCGAGCCATCGACGCGATTCGGGAGGTGCAGCCATGACACGCGACGAGATCGACACGCTTTGGAATCAGATGTTGCACCTGCCGGACGAACAGTTTACCCGCTACCGCTTCGCCGAACTGGTCGCCGCCGCCGAGCGTGAGGAGATTAAGCAGTTGCGAGCCGAGCGGAATACGGCGCAGGCTAGTTTGGCTAGCATCCAGATTGGATGGGAGAACTGGAGGGTTACACATTCCACCGCGTTTAAGGATACTGAGATTCAGCGGCTGAGAGAGGAGATTGAGGCAGAGCGGGAGGCGTGCGCCACGGCTCGCGTTGCGATCGGCCATCTGAAAGCCGTCTTGGCTGAGTGCGTCTATGACCACGTGCGCGCTGACACGGAGGCGCGGGACTGGCTGGTGAGCATCGGTGACGATGTGGAGGAAAAGAAATGACACGCGACGAGATCATCCGCATGGCGCGGGAGGCGGGGCTTGACGATTTCTTCTGCCGCGATTTAATGCTGGAACGCTTCGCCGAACTGGTCGCCGCTGCCCAGTGTGAGAAGGACGCGCAGGTCTGCGAGGCCATCGCATGGTCAGACGAGGCGAAGTTTTTCGCTAAAGCCATCCGAGAGAGGAGTGAGTAATGGATCTGATCACCATAGATTTCGAGACGGCGTACGACAAGGAGTATTCACTCAGCAAGATGACGACTGAGGCATACATCCGTGACCGTAGGTTTGAGGTCATTGGTGTCGGGGTCAAGATCAACGATGGCCCCACTGACTGGTACAGTGGAAACAATCCCGGCAAGTTCCTAGGTTCACTGGACTACAGCAAGTATGCCGTGCTGTGTCACCACGCAGCGTTCGATGGTGCCATCCTGTCGTGGAAGTACGGCATCAAGCCCAAGCTATGGCTCGACACCCTGAGCATGGCAAGGCCGCTTCATTCGCAAGTCATGAGTTGCTCGCTCGCATCGCTGTCCAGCTTCTACGGGCTGGGTGAGAAGGGCACTGAAGTCATCAACGCATTGGGCAAATGGCGCAAGGACTTCACGCCACAGGAACTTGCCAAGTACGGAGAGTACTGCTGCAACGACGTCGAACTGACCTATGCCCTGTTCCAGAAGCTCAAGGGTAAGCTGGCAGTGAAAGAACTACTGGCCATCGACACTGTGCTGCGGATGTTCACTGAGCCAATGATCGTGCTGGATCAGTCATTGCTGGCCGATCATCTGGCCGACGTACTGGAGCGCAAGGATGACCACCTGTCCCGCGTAGCCGCTGAGTTAGGTGTGGACAAGGCCAACGTACAGACGGCCCTGATGAGCACTGGCAAGTTTGCTGATCTACTGTACCGCTACGACGTAATCCCACCGGTCAAACTGAACTCTTCGGGGGAGCAGACTTACGCGTTTGCCAAAACAGATCAGGGTTTGCTCGACTTGCTGGAACATCCTGAGGAGCGTGTGTCCTCACTGGTGGCTGCCCGTTTGGGAGTCAAGTCCACTATCGAAGAGACCCGGACGCGCAACCTGATCAACGCATCAGAGCGCGGTGCCATGCCCGTCATGCTCAACAACTACGGAGCGCACACGACCCGCCTTACTGGCGGCGACGGGATGAACTTCCAGAACCTGCCATCACGCGGCAACAACACCATACGACGTTCACTTACTGCGCCGGCTGGGCATACCATCATCGCTTGCGACTCCAGCCAGATCGAAGCCCGCACACTGGCGTGGCTTGCTGGGCAAGAGGATCTGGTCGATGCGTTCCGTGAAGGGCGGGATGTCTACTCGGAGTTTGCCACTGAGGTGTACGGCAAGACGATCACCAAGGCAGACAAGATCGAACGCTTTGTAGGCAAGACCTGCGTTCTCGGATTGGGGTACGGTCTCGGAGCAATCAAGTTGCAGAAGACCCTGAAGCTAGGCGCTGGTGGCGTAAGCGTGGATGTCACCATCGACGAGGCCAAGCGCATCGTGCAGATTTACCGTCGCAAGTACTGGAAGATCCCGCAACTGTGGAACGTGCTGTCCAACACGATCAACCAGATGCTGGCAGATGGCGAGGGCAGTGTCGCTGGCGTGCTGAAGTACAAGGGCAAGACCATCGGGTTGTCCGGGTATCCATGCATGACCTACCCGCTGCTGCGCCAGCCGTCCAACGTAGGTAGTTCACTGCTCAACAACGCGCAGTATGTTTCAAAGCCCCGCGATTACAAGAAAGCCACTGCCGAAAAAGTATCTGGTGTGGTAGACCCGACGATCAACTGGGAAGTACTGTACGGTGGCAAGTTCACGGAGAACTGCATCCAGTATCTTGCTGCCATCATCAACCGCGAGTTCATGGTGGCCATCGCCCGCAAGTACAGGGTGATCTTGCAAGTCCACGACGAACTGGTTGTCTGCGTACCGGACGAGCAGGCCGACGAGGCCGAGCGGTACATGATCTCCGTCATGAACACGCCGCCTGTGTGGGCGAGCACGCTACCTGTGGCATGTGAATCAGGAAGGGGGAACAACTATGGAGACTGCTGAAGGGTTCACCTACTTCTATTTTGGCGGCATGCTGGGCGTATACTGGGTGGACTATCCGCAAGACCATGACAACCGCTTCATGCGTAAGTGGTATCTCGGAGCGCGGAACCTGAACACTGTGCTCCGCAACTTGCAGCGCGTGTACCCCGAAGTTGTGCTCGTAGACCGTAGGCTATTCAGATGAAACTTTCCCACTCGTACTCTTCCATCAGTCAGTTTGAGAACTGCGCCTACCGGTACTACCGACAGCGCATCGTGAAAGATGTAGTGGATCAAGGAGGGGAAGCGTCGAAGTATGGCGAGCGCATCCACAAGATGCTGGAAGAGCGGCTCATGGGAACTGATCTGCCGCAAGAAGTGGCGAACTACGAACCCTTGTGCCGGTCGTTCCTGAATCTTGCTGCTCCAGACGGGGAGTTGCTGGTAGAGCATGAACTTGTTTTGACTGACACACTCACGCCAACAGGTTGGTGGGAACCTGACGCATGGCTTCGCTCGAAGCTGGATGTCCTTGTTCTGCGTGGTAACACGGCAGTGGTCGGGGACTGGAAGACTGGCAAGCGCAAGCCAGACTTCTTCCAGATGCAGATTTTTGCAGCGCAAGTATTCAAGCACTACCCAGACATAGAACGTTGCGTGACGTCGCTGGTCTGGCTTCGTGACATGAAGATGGACACCGAGCAGTACGTCCGTGCTGACAGCAACAGGTTGTGGGCAGACATCATGACCCGCATACGCAGGATCTATGACGCACAGGAAGCAGGCGTATGGCCCGCCCGTCCTAGCGGTCTGTGCAGGTTTTGCCCTGCACGGCACGACTGCGATTCGGCTGCATTGTAGTTGACAGGGGAAATCTTATGGCGCAGACTCCAGAATCCAAGGTTAAGCGCAAGGTCACGGAGATGCTCCGTGCCTGCAATGTCTGGTACTTCTTCCCTGCCAACAACGGGTTTGGCAAAGGTGGCATACCGGACATCGTCGCGTGTATAGACGGTCGCTTTCTGGGCATTGAGTGTAAAGCTAACGCCACGCTCAAGCCCACGGCTTTACAACTTTCGTGTAAAGCAGAGATCGAACGTGCTGGTGGTAAGTGGTTCTTGGTTCGTGACGATGCGTCCTTGGCAGAGTTGACGGCTTATATAACAAACAAGCTATGGTGACACATGTTGGTAGTCGAGAAGGTCAGGACACTTGCGCTAAAACTTAACAACCCG